TGATCCAATCGTTATATCTCGTCTGAGCTACTTCGTTGTATGCTAGATCTTTAATCCAAACTTTCTCATCAATAACTAGGTTTGCAATCAAGAAACCTTTTGGATCTTTATGCTTAGCAAGTTTCTCAAAGAAAATCTTGTCTTTACGAGAATTAAAAGAGTCTGCTCTTACACTCGTCTTACCATTGTATTTGACATAGTCATAGCTCTTCTGAGTAAAGTGGTTCTTTAAAGCCACATACTCTTTGTAACATTCAAAGGCTGACATCTTATGGTCGGTATCCATTTTCTCTCAGAACTTGAGCAACGGCTGCTCTAAATCTCTTATCATCATCAAGAAGATATGACTGATAAATTTCCCAGATTACATCTGCTTTCTTACCATAGACTGTATACCCACGTTCAGTAAGTTCATCAATCAAATCCATATCATCACAATCATCTATGTAATCGTTTGGATCGTCACACACATAATATCCACGAGATTCTAGCGCGTCACGTAATTCCCATGTATCAAAACTATCTAGATCTATTTCTACATCGGTCGTAACAGTAGCCATTGGTTACTCCTAGATTGGAAGTCGAGCACTCTTCTTCATAAAGTTTAAGTTCTCAGCTTCGAACTGAAGCTTTGATTTCATCACAGGATCTTTCTTAATAATGCTAGCAAGAAATTCGATCTCTAATCCTGACTTCTCACAATAATGCACTATAGCATCAATATATCTCTTACCAAGTTTTCTATTTCTTGAACATAGTTCACATTAAAAATAAGATCTTTCATGAAATGCTTTCTATTGAATGGTAGGGGTGCCCGGATTCGAACCGAGTCAAGAACGCTAATCGGGCGCTAAAGGGATTATAAGGCCCTCCCGTGTACCAACACCCACCCCCATAAACTTTAATGATTGTTGTATTGTTTACGCCATATATAAGAGTCTAACTTTACGACAAGACCGGCGACATGATCGACCAATCTACTATTCCAGAACCAATGATTATAACGGTTAGACATATAAGACTCCTCAAAAATGGTGATCACTAATGGATTCGAACCATTGACCCACAGCTTAGAAGGCTGTTGCTCTATCCTGCTGAGCTAAGTGACCAATAAAAACTGTGAGGGGATTCTGTTTCCAAGCTCCCCTCGAGCTCATGCTTAGGCAGCTACTGCCATAGCGAAAGGTGCATTATCGTTTGCATCTATACGTTGCTTTTGGTCTCTTCGTACCTTTACTACGCACGTCGATCCTAGTTCGCCCCCATCAAAAGCACAGAATAACTCCCGCAAGAGTAACTTTGTCTCGTATATTCCAGCTAGTTGCGCACCGCTAACCAAAATATCGTCTATCTGTGCTTATGGTGGAGGCGGCGGGAACTGCCCCCGCGTCCGAAACGTTTATTCCATACGCCTCAACGACCTCAGCATGATTATTTATACCATTATTGATAGTTATTGTAAACAGCTAATTTGTCTTTTTCTACTTTAATTGTGCAACTTTTAATATCGTGGAATCGTGAACCACCGAAACGCGAGTAGTCACGTCCACCATCGATGAAGAAACCATTATACTCTTTATAGTCATGACGATAACGACTATAATATGCAACATCGTCGACAATGATTCCATAGAATGGTTCAGTTGCAGAGATGCCATTGGAGATCATCACGTGTCCGATATCATCGTACCAGATAGCGAAGTAGTTAGAACCTTCTGGATGTGCTTCTTCACTATAGAAGATAGCGGCTGGAAAATTACACCAGCCACCATCTTTGTTTTTAAGGCAACTCTCAAACACAAACTTACCGTTGTATTTCTCTTCGATAAGTTTGAGTTGTTCAGGAGTAAACATCTTACATTCATTTATAATCTTCATGACACCACCTTTAGTAGGATCGTGTGTTCGTTGATACGAGCTGCCATAGGAGCATCTCCCTTAGCTTCATCCATGATCTTCTTAAGGATGATCTTACCACCGTTAAGAACTTTGTCAACGAAGTATTCTGGCTTACGACCACAACGCTTAGTCATGCTGGTTGCTTCATCATAACCGATGATCGTAGTACGCTTGACATCAAGACCTGCAGGCCCGCGAGCACGAAACACTGTAAGCAGCTTGTACTTCGTATTAAAAGTCCAAAGTTCCTGAGCGCCAAGAACTTTATCAGGTGAGATAGAAGCAATCTTATACTCATTGCTTTCTTTCATGTAGATAAAGTTCTTAAGCTTCTTCTCTGCAGAGACAGCACGAGGCTTACGAGGTACGCGCAGCTTCTTGGTAACATCGCCGTAACGCTCTGCGTCTTCGATCAACTTATTGATGAAGAGAACACGAGCTTCGAGCTGCTTCTTAGTAAGGTACTTGTAAGCTTCCTTAAGTTGATCGCACTTACCCTCATGAGCCTCACATAGTTCCTCGAGCCATGGACGATAATGGTCAATAATCTTGGTAGCATACATAGCTGGTATCTGGTTTTTCTGGAGATGATCATAAAGAGAGAACTCGACACCAGAATCGATCAGCTCTTCGATATCTCCGATGATATCGTTAGCACGTTCTTTCATACGATCTTGGATAGAAACCTTCTCAACAACAACCTCAGGTTTCTCGATCTCTACAACACGAGACAGAGATTCTCTGAGTTTGTCTTCAAAAAAAGTCATGCTGTTTGTCGGTAAAGTACAGCCACGAGACATGAGACGAGACAGAGACCCGATAGTAGACGGGAACATCTGGTCAGAAACTTTCATGATTTGCTTTGCTTCGCGATCACGCTTGACTGACTTAAGATAATCACGCGTGTACTCTTTACATTCAGTGACAGTAGTCATGGCATTGTACCAGTTAAGGGCTTTGCCAAGCTGGATGTCAGTGAGAAGACCCTTAAAATCTGGCTCATCACCCATATACTTAAGGTTAACCAAGTATGCCTCAGATCGTGTGACCCGTTGCTTCTTGACTTTAGTACGTGTATTTAGGGAAGGTCTGCGCGCTGCTTTAGCCATGATTATCACCTCTTATAAGATTATTATACCAAAGCAGGAAAAAATGTCAACTGCTTTTTTCTCTGCCTCATTGACCATATCTATATACTACCATGCCGACCGGTAAAGTAAACCGATTTTTTTTTCGAAAAAAGTGATTTTAGCTGTTTACAAATGATGAGGACTTGGTATTATCAAAAAGTAAGCTGAATACAGACACTAACCAATCACATAGGAGTATATAGCATGGCACACATGATTGAAATGCTCAACGGTAAGGCTCAGATGGCCTACGCTGGTGAGACCCCTTGGCATGGCCTTGGTACCAAGGTTCCTGCTGATCTGACACCGGCTCAGATGCTTGAGGCTGCCGGTCTTGACTGGACTGTAGCCAAGGTTCCGGCATACGCCGAGATCGCTGGCAAGAAGGTTCCTGTTGGTCGCTCGGCTCTGGTCCGCAACATTGACAACGCGGTCATCGACGTGGTCTCTGATGACTGGAACGAAGTCCAGAACCAAGAAGCTTTCGACTTCTTCAATGACTTTGTCCTCTCCGGTGACATGGAGATGCACACCGCTGGTTCTCTCCGTGATGGCCAGATCGTGTGGGGCTTGGCCAAAGTCAAGGAATCTTTTGAGCTCTTCAAGGGTGACGTCGTTGAGTCCTACCTCTTGTTCTCGAACTTCCATAAGTATGGCTTCTCCACAGACGTTCGTTTCACTCCCATTCGTGTGGTGTGCAACAACACTCTGACCCTCTCGCTTAACTCCACCGTCGAGCGCATGGCTAAGATCTCGCATCGTACCAAGTTCGATCCTGACAACGTGAAGTTGATGCTTGGCATTGCTGCTGATAAGCTGGCCAAGTATAAGGAAATGGCCGGCTTCCTTGGCTCCAAGAAGTTCAACGACGAGTCGATCGTTGACTACTTCAAGCGTATCTTCCCGGTGACTGGTGCCACTGAGAACACCAAGAAAGAGCTTTCCAAGAATGCTGGCATCGCTCTTGAGGTTCTCGATCAGCAGCCCGGTGCAGAGTATGCCCAGGGTACTTGGTGGCAGGCTTTCAATACTGTTACCTTCATGACTGATCATGTCATGGGTCGTAATCAGGATACTCGCCTTGCCTCCTCTTGGTTTGGCACCAACCGCAACCTTAAGACTCAAGCTCTTGAAGTTGCTATCGAAATGGCGGAGGCTGCGTAAGCAGCCTCTCTTTCTCTGGAGATATATAATGAAGAGCGAACTGGAAATCCTCGTTGAAGAAGACATGATCGCAGCTGGATATGATCCTACCATATGGGCTGACGTATTGGAATACTGGAGAGAATATCTTGATTGAAATTTATAGCAAAGATAACTGCGTTCACTGTGTATCAGCTAAGAGTCTATTGACTACTAGAAATAAACAGTTTACAGAACATAAACTTGGTGTAGATTATACCAGAGAGCAACTACTTGAAAAGTTTCCTAACGCTAGGTCTTTTCCTGTAGTTGTTATCGATGGTTTTCACATTGGTGGATTTGTCGAATTAAATAAAATTCTGACAGAAGAAGCGCAAGATACACGTACACTTTTGAATGAGGGAAAATAATGGTTACTGATCGTGAAGAAATGGTGAAGCTCCTCAAGCGAGGAGCTGTTGATATTACCTTTACTAAAGTTGATGGTTCGCTTCGTACTATACGCGCAACATTGAACCCATCTCGCATGCCTCCACAGATGAAAAATGAAGATCTAGAAGCAGCTGATAATCATCGTAAGGAAAATCCAGATGTTCTTCCCGTCTGGTCTATCAACGATCTTGGTTGGCGATCGTTTCGTCTAGACAGTATCCTCAGTGCACAGTACATCGAGGGATACGAATAAATAATAGGCTCTTCTTAACGAAGAGCTTTTCTTTTTCTAATAACAGGAGTTCAAATGACATGGCATATTGGGGTTATCATCTCGTATTAGACTGCGCCGATCTTGATGCACACGCTATCAATGATTATGATACAATTTACAGATTTACAAAGCAACTTGTAAATGATATAGATATGGTTGCCTATGGTGAACCACAAATCGTTAGCTTCGGTAGCGGAAACAAAGCCGGTTACACTCTAGTACAGTTGATTGAGACCTCAAATATCTGTGCTCATTTTGTTCCTGATGATCAAGAGGGTGGCAATGCTATGTACCTCGATGTCTTCTCGTGCAAGCCATACGACAATCAGATCGTCATCGATCTTGTTAAACAGTATTTTAAAGCGAAGTCAATTAGACCTTCTTTCCTGACTCGTCAAGCTTAATATAAGGATCATTATATAATGGAAGTGAATGAACTATCTAAGAATGCTAAGGGTGGCACTGAACTCATGATGGAGCGTCTTCACTCGAGTGTTGACAAAGAGTTGCTTGATCAGTGCCAAATTATTCCATCTAGAGTTCGTGAGCTAGACGAAACTAAGATTCGAATCCTTTGGCAGCATGATCTTCCGGGTGATCCTGAATCAGAACATCTTAAGAATGGCGGACACGATCGATTCCATAAGATCGTGTTCGTCTCTAACTGGCAGATGCAAGCTTACATCAACTACTATAATATCCCTTGGTCAAAATGTGTAGTTATGCAGAATGCAATTACACCAATCGTACCACAAGAAAAACCTAAAGATAAGATTAAACTAATCTATACTCCAACACCACATAGAGGATTACAGATCCTTGTGCCAGTGTTCGAGAAGCTGTGTGAAGAGTTTGATAATATTGAACTGGACGTATATTCATCTTTCAAGCTTTATGGTTGGGAAGAAAGAGATACACCATATCAGGAATTGTTTGATCGTTGCAAAAACAATCCTAAGATTAATTATCATGGTACTGTCAGTAATGATGAGTTACGTGAAGCTCTCAGTAAGTCTCATATATTTGCGTATCCATCTATCTGGCCAGAAACATCTTGTCTCTGTCTGCTTGAAGCCATGAGTGCCGGTCTCGTTTGTGTACATCCAAACTTTGCTGCTCTTCCTGAGACTGCTGCAAACTGGACATATATGTATCAGTGGAATGAAAATCCATCAGAACATGCAGCTACTTTTCATATGATACTATCTGATGCTATTAGAAGCATCAATGAGTCACATGTAAATAATAAAATAGATTTTCAGAAATCATACACGGACGGGTTTTATAGTTGGGAAGGAAGGAAACACCAGTGGTCGGCTCTTATTAAGAGTTTACTTGACCAACCAAGAGAGTTTCCTAAACCTACATGGGTCTATAGAACTACTTGAAATATAAATATCCAATGATATCCTTTCTAAGGAAAACATATGGCAAATGTAATAGAATTACAGAATAAAAACAACGTTATACAATTCCCTGGCACGACTAGAGAAATTCCAAAAGACGAAAAAGATGTAGTTCAGAGAGTTGACAATATAAAACATCTTCATATACAGGAAGTGTTGTCAACCATGGTTCCAATAATCTTTAATCAAATGGCTACAGCTGGTTTTGACTTCATTGATGATGAAGAAACCGGTGAAGTAAACAATGTAAAAGACGGGGCATTCTTGGTAGAAGCTCTTAGATCTATTATGCTTAAGCATTATGGTATAGATCACCCGATGCAAATCTTAGCAGAAAACCTATTTAATCATGACGAAAATAGCGGTGTACTTCTTTTAAGAAATGATGTAATATCTTCTATGTTCGAAGTTCAACAGGAGAAGAGCTAAGCTCTACATATATCATGATCATAATTGATCTTAACCAAGTAATGATCTCTAACCTAATGATGCAATTAGGTAATCACACTAACGCACAGCTTGAGGAAAATATGGTTCGTCATATGGTCCTCAACGCTATTCGCTCCTTCAATCAAAAATTCTCACGTGAATACGGTGAGATTGTTATTGCGTGTGATAACACCAATAACTGGCGCAAGAAAGAATTCCCTTACTACAAAGCTAACCGTAAAAAGAATCAAGAGAAGTCTGAGCTTGATTGGAAGAGCATCTTTGACTGCTTGGGGAAGATTCGTCAAGAGCTTAAAGATTATTTTCCTTATCGTGTTATCGATGTAGAGTCTGCAGAAGCAGACGATATTATTGCAACACTAGTACACACTCATGGTAAGATTGTTTCAACCGATAGCGATGAGAAGATCTTAATCCTATCTGGTGACAAAGATTTTATTCAGCTTCATATCTATTCTAACGTTCGTCAGTATGATCCTGTTCGTAAGAAGTTTATAGAACACAATGATCCTGAACGTTTCCTCAAGGAGCATATTCTTAAGGGTGATTCCGGTGATGGTGTTCCTAATATTCTATCTAATGATGACTGCTTTGTTGTTGGCCAACGTCAGAAACCACTTACTGCAAAAAAGATTGAAGCAATCTTAGAAGAAGGTTTAGATGGTAAACTTAATCATCCACTCTTTAGGAATTACAAGCGCAACATGCACCTGATCAATCTTAGTTTTACACCGGCAGAACTTAAAGAGAAGATCCTTATACAATATGAAGAACAAAATAACAGAGATCGTAGTAAGATGATGAATTATTTTATTACCAATAGATTGAAGAACCTTATGGAAAGTATTGGAGAATTTTAATGAGGCTGAGTATATCAGAAATCCTTGATAAGGTTTCTAAAGCAAAGACTAAACAAGAAAAACTGGATCTATTAAGACAGCATGATAATCCAGTACTTCGCTCGGTATTGAAACATACTCTTGATAAGAGCATTGTTTTTGATTTACCTGAGGGTGCACCTCCTTATAGACCTAGTGATCATGTCGAGAGCCAAGGAATGTTATATTCTGAGGCAAGAAAGTTTTATCTATTTGTTAAGGACGGTCATCCTGGCCTTACAAATCTCAAGCGTGAATCTCTTTTTATAACTATGCTTGAATCAGTCGATCCTAAGGATGCTGAGCTTCTTATTGGAATGAAAGACAAGAAGCTTCCATACAAGGGAATTAATGTAGCAATAGTAACAGAGGCATTTCCGGGACTAATCAATGAGCAAGTCAACGTTTAAGAAGTTCAAGAAGAACGACTATTCTTATGAAGATGACGAAGAAGAATATTACGACAACCCTCGTAATAGAGTAAATAAAAAAGAAAGCAAGAGGTTCGAGCGAGCCCTTAAAACTAAAGATATACATGCTCTGATTGAAGAAGACGATTTCGAAGATGAAGAGTACTATTACGAGAGGAAGTAATGCCTACATATAAGTTCCGTAATAATGATACAGGTGAAGAGTATGAAGAATTCATGAGTATATCTGCTCTTGATGTATATCTACAGGAGAATGCTAATGTAACTCAACTTGTAAACGGCGCTCCAGCCATTGGAGATAGTGTTAGACTTGGTCTTAGAAAACCTGATAGCTCTTTTAGAGATATCCTAAAGAATGTAAAGAAAGAACACTCGAAAGGAACGACTAGGTCTACTGTCAATACATTTTAATTATAACAATAAGAGAAACAATGACTCAGCAACAAACAAGACTTAACAAGAAACAGAGAAGAGCATTAAGAGAACAGGGAGTAAAGTTAAATAACGAAGCAAACTTTAGGGTTAACTTCAATCTCAGAGAGATAAAACCTTTAACAGCTAACCAGCAAAAAACATTCGAAGCATTTTCTGCCAAGAAAAATCTAATGCTTCATGGTATCGCTGGTACAGGAAAGAGTTTCATCTCCTTATATCTGTCTCTAAAAGAATTGTTTGATGGTAATTGTGGATATAATAAAGTCTATATAATTAGAAGCGTGGTCCCAACACGCGATATGGGTTTCCTTCCCGGTAATCAAAAAGAAAAAGCTAAAGTATACGAAGCACCATACTATGCAATTTGTTCTGAATTATTTAATAGGGGTGATGCTTATGATGTACTTAAGACAAAAGATTATGTAGAATTCATTAGTACTTCTTTCGTGCGTGGTATCACGCTGAATGATTGTATTGTTATCGTGGATGAAGTAGCTAACATGACTCTTCATGAATTGGACTCTATCATTACGCGTATCGGCAGAAACTGCAGAATCATATTTTGTGGAGATTTCAGACAGTCAGACTTTACTTATGACAAAGATAAGAAGGGTCTTATTGATTTCATGAAGATCTTACAGAACATGAAAGCCTTCAGCTTCATTGATTTTGATGTGGATGACATTGTTAGGTCATCATTAGTGAAAGAATATATCGTTGTTAAAGACAGACTTCAGATCGCGGCTTAGCGCAAGCAGGCCAACATACAATAGAGGTAAAGTCTTCGAACATTCTTTTGTAGAGTTCGAAGACTTTGAAGCTCGCATCATTGATGGTAAAAGATATTATTTTGCACCGGATGGTGGCAGATATCCCTCTGTCACTACTGTGCTAGGTCAGCATAAAGATAAGACACACCTACAGAAATGGATTGATAGTGTAGGCCAAGATAAAGCAGAGCAAATTAAAGTTCAGGCCGGCAATCGCGGCACCGCACTTCATACTATCTGTGAAGATTATCTTCTCAATAAAGACGTTTATCCTGAAGGCGTAATGCCAGCAAACATCATGACATTTTCCAATCTTAAACCTGTATTGGATAATCGTGTAGGAAAAATATTTGCTGTTGAAGCACCACTCTATTCAAAGAAACTTAATACAGCAGGAAGAACTGACTGTATTGCTGAGTTTGATGATGTTGTAAGCATTGTTGACTTTAAGACTTCTTTAAAACCAAAGAAAGAAGAATGGATCGAAGATTACTTCTTACAGGCTACATGTTATAGTCTAATGGCTGAAGCTCTCACTGATCTTAAAATTCCTCAGATAGCTATTATCATAACTGTAGATGGACAACCAGAGCCACAGGTTTTTGTTAAAGATAAATATCTTTACGTAGAGAAAGTTTTGCAAATCTTTGGCTAGGGGAGACGATCATGGATATTACTATCTACGGGAAACCAAGCAAGTGTCAGAGAAAAATCATACGAAAGGCTGCACACTATTACGCGGCATGTCTTATGTCAAATCGACTATCAAACAACGTCTATGTAACTATTAGATTTAAGAAGAATCTATTTAAAAAAGAATATTTTTATGGAGTGTGTGATGCCCTCGACCTGAATAGGCCGAGGGATTTTGATATAGAGATAGATGCCGATCTAACCTTCAGACAGACTCTTAGTGTCTTAGCACATGAATTAGTTCATGTCAAACAATACGCGACAGGCCAACTAAGAGATTATAATACCTCTAAGAAGATTAGATGGAAAGGTGATATCCATATCAGTGAGTATGGATATGATAATATTGATGCATCATATTGGAATGCTCCTTGGGAAAAAGAAGCATATCGTTTAGAGAAGAGTTTAACTAGAAAGTTTATGAGGCACTTACGGAATCAATAATTCTGGCTTATAGATACTTTCTAATTTAATTCCTTCTTGTGTAAACTTCACAAGATTCTTTAAACTCTTTTCATTGATCTGTTTCTTGATGATTCCATATGCTTTAGTCATGTCATCACCGATGAACCATTCGTAATCACCACTATCATCGTCAAGAGCTTTCTTCGCTGCAGGATCGGCAAGCATCTTCTTGATTGATGATCTGATATGTTCTGCATTTGGGTTTGACTTGCCAACCCAAAGACTCTTCTGTAAGACATCTCTAAAGTTCTTAACAAGAACATAGGCTTCATAGAACTCGCCAGATGGTGCTACACCCCACTTCTGCTTATAGAGATCTTCGAAGTGATTCGTATTATAATTCTTATCTTTTACGATTTTGCCTGTCTTGAGATCAAGAACACCGTGTGAGAACCAAAGCTTGTACTCACCCTTTTCAATCATCGGATTAATAAACTTAAGATGCGAGGAATACGTTTCTCGAACGGTGTTGAGCTCACCCCTAAGAGCAGCGAGTCTTGCCTCAGCTGGTTTCATTCCCTTAACAAAAATCATTTTATCATTATAACACTTGATATAAGCATCCATATTTGGTTGTGGACCACATATCATCATGACTATTGCCATGACATCTGGTCTTCTGCCAGATGTAGATCCAAACTTTACCTTCTCTTTATAAGGATCAAACTTTGTGCTATGACTTACTACTATGTTTAGATTCACAAGACCAATAGGTTCATAAAACTTATAGTCATAGTCGACTTTATCTGTTAAGAAACTCTCAGCATTACCGCCATGCGCAACCATGATTGCATATGGATCTTTCTGCAACTCGTTATGAAACTTATTGAAACCAGGAATGTCGTTGGCTCCTGGAATATGTTCAACAATAACTTTTGTTCCAATAAACTTTTCAAGATGCTGAGCAATAATATTTGCCCATACTGATGTTCCACCGCCAGGTTCCTGCGGAACAATTAATCTGTATGGTTGTTGTGCATACACTGCAGTTGAAAATAGCAATGCTATGAAAAACGATAATAATCTTTTCATTGTTCACTCCGTATATGTTATATCATGAATTTTAGTTACACCAAAAATAATTTGTTGCAACTCTTCTAAATTATCTGTTACTATTTTTCCGACTGCACCTTTACCAATCGTAATAGATGGATCATCGATATCGATATTTATTGACTTTAAATATTCTTTATTATCAGATAACCATTTAATAAAGTCTTCTTTCCTTGATTGGTTTAAAAACCAAGAGAAATTCAAGTTAAAATCTGAACTTATCCTATGTTGCGGTAATATGTTTTCATCACCAACATGATCGTCTTTATCTTTAAATACATCTAATAAGTCTTTGCCCTTATGACAATACTTTAGATACACCTCTCCTGGTTTAAGATCTAAGTTAAAACATTTCTTTTCTTCTATTGTCATCTCTCTTGTTGGTCTATGTTTATAACCAACCGTTATCTTTGCATGTTGTCCAACGTTATCATATGTTTCGTATCTATGAATTAGAACATTAAACTCTGACACAGCATCTTTAACTTTTCTAGGAGCATTGATATACCACTCTGGAGGATTCTCATCTTTACCCCTTAATCTTTCGAAAAATGTGTGAAGATAATTCATTAGCTCTTGGTTAATTTCTCCATCGAACTGAACATCAATGATGTCGTCATACGTGTTGACTATATCAACACACTCTTTCATTCTAGAGATTATCTTCTCCTTACTCCATACATTATTAAGATGATAGATCCTATCAGTCTCAACTAACCAACAGTTATTACTATTGATAGCTTGTTTTAAAAGCGACGACCAAGCATTCCCTAAAATATTATCATATGGTTCTAGATCAAGGATATGAACTTGATTCGTATCTTCATTTAAAAGATGTAGATGAAATATCATGATAAAATGGACCTAGATCTTCAGCTTTATTTAATAACTCTTTAGTCTTCTCTGTAGTATAACCTGTAATCTGTAACATAGGTCTATCATCCCAACCCATGTTTGCTGTGCAATGTGGGATATCTTTCCATTCCCATGTTATACAATCACCGGCTTCCCATTGCCAGAACATTGCATTGCCAAGTTGAAATATCTGACCAGACTTCCAATCATCAAGCATGATTGCAAACCTACGCATGATATCAGGATTCTCGTCCATCTCTGTCATCTTAAAGCTATTATCTCTTTCAGGTCTAGCAGCGAAGTTATCGATATGAAGATGAAGCATCTGACCAGTCTTCTGATTATGAAACTTAATTGCAGGATTCTTAATACCAAGGTAGTCAGCGATATACTTAAAAACTGGTTCATCATCTGCAGCAACTCTACAGAAAACTTCTTGATTAGGATCTGCGCCAGCTTTAATTAAGTCTTGTTGTTCTGCAGAAGCAGAGTACAAACCTTCTTCAGCAATCTTTGGATTGAAGTTATTTCTAGTTGCCCATGTACTCGCCTGTGCTTTAGGAATATATCTTTCAATAATTTCTTTAAAGTTATATCTAAAGTTACCAACAAATGTGTAACTATCTTTTCCTACTTCTGGTAAACGAGAATTATCAAAATGCCATTTACTCTGATTCTTCATATATTCCCAGCGACTACCATTCCATTCTTGAAACTGTGTCATGTATAAGATATCCTTGTTTTGTTAAAAAATATTCCGTATATTGCCAAAGCAATAGTTACTATTATTAGAGTTAATGATATTGGTCTTGTGAAAGCATCATGCCATTCAAATAGAGTTTTGTACTGATAGTACATCTTTTCTATTTGATCTGATAGAACAAATCCGATAATGAATGCTGCTCTACTTATGCTAAAGTATTTTAGTAAGAATCCAAGAAGTATAAAGACTGCTAAGATAAAATAGTCTTCCCAATAACCGGTATATTGCACACAACTCCACACTAATAAAGCTGATAGTACATAAAACCATATAGAGAATGGTACTCTAAATATAAGAGTGATATACTTTATCATGATCATAGAAACTATGAAAGTTAAAGCTAATGCAGCCATGTAACTATAGTTTAATGCTTTGAAGAACGTCATATCTTTTAGTAAGTTTGGTGTGCCTAGTTCTATACCAACTAAGATAAACAAACTTAAGATGATAGCTTCAAAAGGTGCTGCAGGTATTCCAAACAAAACTGTTGGTATATAACCAGTTGCTTTCTGTGAGTTGTTCGCACCTTCACAACCAATGACACCTTTGATATTACCCTCACCAAATGGTATCTTCTCGTTCTTGTTTAGAGCAACAGTTTGGCTGTACGCGACCCAATCGGCAACTGCACCGCCAACACCAGGCAATACGCCGATAAAAGCACCGATCACTCCACCCCTGAGACTATCTTTCCAATTTATGAATGTGTCTTTTATTCCTTGTATAGTTTGATTCTTAGCATCAACTATCTTTGTTGTAGTAGAATTATATCCAGATCTATAAGCTTCTATCAACTCTGGAAATGCAAGCACACCGGCAAGCACTGGCATAATTTGAATACCCGCTTTGATATATTCCCAATCAAGAGTCCATCTTGCTGCATTGGTTGTTGGATGTTGACCAACCATTCCTAAGAATATACCTATCGACAGACCAAATAATCCTCTTACCCATTTATCACTCGTAATAAAAGTAACACATGTAAATGCAAGAATTAAAAAGCATAGTAACTCTGGTATACCAAAAGCTAAAACTGCTTTAGAATAAAATGGTAAGAATACAAGAGCTATGATTCCGAATATGAAACCGTTTAGAGTAGAAGTTGTGATAGCTGCGCTTAACGCACGAGCTGCTTCACCCTTCTTAGCCATCGGAAACCCATCGACGATGGTTGCCGCAGATCCGGATGCTCCGGGTATATTGAGAACAATACTAGCAAAACTATCACCTATGGTGCTCGCGACTACTATCGCCGTTGTGAAAACTACAAGAGTATAGGGATCTGCTCTAAAGAAATCCAAAAAGCCATAGATGGTTATTAACGCTGTGCTAGCACCAGCGACTGGTATCAATCCAATTATGAATCCATAAGCTGTACCAAACAGCAACCATAATATATAATCAAACATTACAACGAGAGTTCTTTATCCTTCAGGCTCTTCTCATATTTATCCATCTTGTCAAGGTATCCTCGATTGCGAAGTTCCTTGAATACAAGATTCTCTTGACTAAACTCGCCACCCTTGGCAATAGCAGCACCTCTCATATCTCTTATTTTTGCTTTAAGAGATTGAAATGCTTCTGCATCCATCTTACTCTTAATCATATGATCGATAAGATGCATGTAGTCAGAAACTTTTTTCTTAAGATTCTTATCAGCGTTGAAGTTATAATTACCTTTTACGGGTTCAACTACCCATTTGTTATTCTTTAAAGAAAAAACACCCTGTCCTTTCGGATAGGATGTTACAGGATCTTGTGCGTATGGTTCTAAAGAATAACCGTATACTTTAACTTTATGTGTTAGAGTCCATAAAACTTTCTTACTCTGAAGATAGTCATCAACTAGCTTTCTTTCGCCTAACTTATTTCTATCAATGATTAGATGCACGTCAATATCTGATTTATCGGTGTAGTTATAATTAACGTTACCACCGACCATGATTACATCCTGAATTAAGTTCTTAGGAATGCTGGCATAGTCAGCCCAAGTATCAGCAAACTTCAAAAGCTTTGTTCTTACTTCTGGCTTTAACTTATTGCCGTTCCAAAGTTTAGGGTTAAGCTCATCATGATATTGAAGGCTTATCTTTAATTCTTCTAAGTATGAATAAAATGGTTTCATGACATCCTCGTTTTAAGTATTTATAATGAGGCCTGCTATGTAAAGTGCGGATACTACAAACTGGATTATGATCAATGACCATTTTTTCCACATATATCCAACGATTAACCAACCAAAGTTACCAGCAAGACTGAAGTAAATGTTAAGTGGATATACATTCCATGCAGTTAGAGCTACACCAACCATAAGGACAGCCGTAGCAGACCACTCCATCCACCATTCTAAAGACTTCACCAATGTCTAATAACTCCTGCAACAATAAAAACGTTTGTTATGATATAACATAAAACAATCAAAGAACGGATGATTGCAATCCTATCTGCTTCTCTGTCATCTTCACTTGCTTTTTCCCCTAGAGCTTTTGCCCAGAGTCTCCACATTAATAGAACTCCACGATCTCGTCAGCTATTCCATACTTAACAGCTTCTTTAGCTGTAAGCCAAACATCTTCTGCCGGAAGAAGATATTTTTTAATTGATTTTTCATCTAAACCGGTGCAACGCTTATAATGTTCTACAATACGTGCATGAGTATTATTAAATTCTTTTACACGAGCCATAAGTTCATGTTCTTTACCATAACTTCCCCAAGAATACTGATGAGAAAGAATAGCAGTATTTCTAGTAACATAACGATGACCTTTTTCACCAGCGATAAAAGTCATTAACCCACAACTTGCAATCTCGCCTAATCCATAGGTATAAACAGGAATCCTAGATCCTTTAATAGTATCTATTAGTGCAAATGCAGATCCAACTTCGCCGCCCGGAGAATTAATAATCATCTTAATATGTTTGGGGCGATCTTTCCTCATTAAGTTTCTTGCAATGATAAACTCCATCGCATCTCCACATGAGCTTGGATCAAAATCTTTATTGAATAGAAGGTAATGATGATCTTCAATACTTGGAATATTAGTAATCTTATCTTCTTTGTCACTCATCTCTACTTGCACTCTTTGTTTGACGAACTAACCACCCAATAGCAATAGTTTTCTCAGAGTCAGTCATTGTCTCTGATTTAATTACTGTCTCAATATGTTCTAAGATTTGTCTTAACCAATTTATTTCAACTAGCAGAAGATCCACGTGTGGCATTGTATAACTCCAATTGTTTTCGACACAGAACAAGATCTTTTGATAAGAAAACTATTTGATCTTGTTCTGTGTCTAATATTATATTATAATTATATCGCTGTATGAGTATGTATCTCAAGCTACTACTGGTTTACGATAACCTAATATTTGATTCACAGGAAAGTAACCAACTTGTACTGATTTTGCAGTGTTTCCCCCGTATACTTTAATATACTTAACACCTTCAAACCATTCATAACCTTCAAAGAAACCAACATGTCCTGCCATCTGGTTGCTTCCTCTTTTTGTAACAACTATGTCACCGACTTCTGGTTCTTTTGTTACTATACCATAATGTAAGAAGCTTCTAGCCATAAGACTACCTGTTGTCTCATAACCAGAACGTGCTAGTATAGCATTAACAAAGCCTGCACACCATGGTATACGAACAGGATCCACGGGTTGGTTATTGTTGCCAGCAGCCATGAGA